GCCTTAAGAGCGCAGGAATCCAGTTCGTCTTTCCACAAGCTGTTATATAGCGTAGGTTTACACCGTTTTTCGGTCTCAAGTATGACACATCTTTCCAGATTTGACCCAGGGTCGTCTTCCAATCCTTAGTATGCGGCTTTTGAGCCAATCTACCCAATTTTGAGTTAGCCCACAGGTGGGGATAGCAGTCCCAGCCAGTGGCAGTACTAAACTCAGTCGTCTCGTTCAACTCATCACGCATGTCTATTGCTTCTTTGTAAGTACGTGGCATGAATCGGTTAGAACGATGACATCGGGTCTTCTACGCTATGTCAGTAGGTCGTCGAGGTAGGCCATCAGGGCCATTAACCATAGTGTTGTCGTCACCATCTGAAACTGGGAAGAGAGAGATTTCAGAGTGCGCTAGGGCGTGTCCCCAGTTCATTGTCGCATTAAACTTCTGAGTCTAATTGTAGTCATCCAACGATCCGGTTTTCATGTAGTATGAGCCGTTGATCTTCCTGACCGAATCCATATCCTTGATCTTTTTTGTTCGAACAAGAGCTACCTCAGGCTTCTCTAGCAGAGAAGCTGCGAGACCGGCGAGAGGCTGAGTCTAGGACCCAAACCGATTCGTCGGTTCCGAACTTCTCGCATGATGCATCATCAATGCCTACTCGCCTCGAGAATAGCTCTTGAACTTTAAATCCTGCTTGAACAGGGGGGGAAGACCAGGGCCTCCCAAAGATCTAGGAATAGTTGGACTTAAACCAGACTTCTTGAAGAAGTTGTAGTGCTCGCCGAACAAGAACTAAATGACTTTCTTGTTCTAGCTGCCTTGGATGCCCCAAGTGGGTTGACCCTCAAAGACAGAAGTCAAAGCAGGTCCTATGCGGGACCACCATGGCTCAGCCTCTTGAAGAGAGTCACACTCGGGAAAGTGAACCATCCCCTTGCAGGGAAGGTATCCTACATCCTTGACACCCATTCGGCGGTGCAACTACTTAGCAACATATCTCCCATTATCAGACCGACATCGAACCATTTTCTGCACTGGCGAAAGGCTCGCCTTCTGGTTTCGATTGAGCTTATCCCAACAAGACTCGTACTTGGGAACATTCTGGACAAACCTCCTACCTCCAACCGTGTACACCTCCGTCCACCTAAATGAACATTTGGTGTAGATCTTCTCACAGAAGACCAAGGTGTGCCTGGACTTGAAATGTTTCCCATCTGAGAATAAGGCATTCGTCGACTTCATACGTCTCTCATAAGCTGTATTGAACTTCGGTTCATTATGAGATATGAGGTCGTCTCCGCATATCACATTAG